AGACTCGTAAAATTTAATAATAAATGTATCGTACCATTCTAGCAAATCCTGCGTAATCTCCTCGTCTACAAAATCCTCTACCTCTAACTCTGGATAACTAAATAGCATACGGTCAATAAACCCGTTAGACTTATTCTCCTCTGTTTGGAATCCGTCTAATATGCTCGGCTGTATTCCGCCCATAATAGGTAAAAACGCGCGCTCTACAAAACTGCTCTTTGCCGTCTTTCTGTTTAGGTTAATCTCGCCACCACTCCAAGACGAAAGCCAATGCTCCATATCTCCTCCCTCGCGGTACTTATTCATATCTTTAAAGAAACCTGCAAGCTCGTCTTTTAGTACCCCTATACCGTTTGTATTTTCGTTGTGTAATTCTACGAGCGCCTCAAGGGTTACGTCGTTAACTAAAAATTGCGTTTTCTTTGGCTTATATACTGGCTCTGTTAAGGCTTTCTCTTTAGCGTCCATATTGTTAAACTCGTCAAACTTTGCCTCTGCAACTATGTAGCGTTTTATTTCTGTGCTGTTTGCTCTGTCTAGAGGAAATGTAATACCTTTAATAGACGGCGTCTTTCCTACTCCTGCCTTTCCTACTAGAGAAAGCCAAATACTAGGGGTTTCGTTCCAACCGTTTTTTATTTTTATCTGTTGTGAGTTACCTACTATAATAGAGGTTAAAAATAACAAGCTGCAACCCATATAGTCAATAGATTGCTTGAGCGTTCTATGCCTCTCAAGTATATAATGCTGTAATTCTAAAGGGAATATATCCAAAGGAAACTCAGTATTTACGCATACCTCTTTATCCTCTAGGGTAACGTCTAAAGGCGAATCTATAGCTATACGCTCGCCAAATCCTTGCTTGTATAAATCTGTAGCCGCAGCGCTCCCGTCGTCGTTATGGATATAATGCGCGTAAACCATAAAGGGATTATATCCTTTCTCTGCCTCAAAAGACGTTCCAGAGGTAAAGAGATACATTAATCCGTTATCCTTATAGATATATCCGCTATGTGCGGAATCTGCGCCTTTGCGTCTTATTATATATTTGTCTTTTAGATTTCTTACTACGTCAAAGTCTGCGCCTATTAAATCGAGTATACTCGTTTTATTGTTGTAATCCTCCCAAGCGCTCAAGCCTGTAGATATAACCTTGTCTTTTTTAGGTTTCTCGATTACTTCTATAGCCTCCTCTTTGTGGTCGTATGTTTTAGATATAGAAAATAAAACCTCCCTATCCTCCTCGCTAATATAGTCGATGTCTGTATACTCCTTACCGTTTAGTATATCGGAATAAGCTACAATATAACCGCCGTTGCCTCTGGTCTCTAGTATTTGCTGTTTATGACCTTTGAGTTTAGCTACCTTTAGATTACCCTCTACTCTTTTAGACTTATATAGTATGTGAAAGCCGTCGTTTATAGTTTTAGCTATTACAAACTTATCTTTAAAATTAAAAATATTATCCTCTAAAAAGCTAAGATACTCAGACCACCACTCGGATTTTTCTTTTGCTGTAGAGAATACTTTTAAATCTACGTCCAGACATTCCAAATCGTTAAATCCTGTAACAATACCGACGGCTTTAGCTTTAGGTTTTAAATAGTTTACTCTAAAACTCTCTATATCTGTAGCCGTTTCTTGCGCTTGTTTCCAACTTCCGACGGGTACTTTGTCGGCGGTTGCCGTAATAAGAGAAAACCCCCTCTCGATTAAGTTATTACATTTTTGTATATCTAGTTTTACCATTTGCTGTTATAAAAAAACTCCTAATAAATAAGCTCAAGGTAGGAGTAGCTTAAATATTAAGAGTTTTATAATGTGTTTCTATAACCTCCTACGATTATATCAGCGATTAATCTTGAGCGGACAATCACTACAAATATAAACTCTTTGTTTTAAATCAAAGCCTATTTTTATTAACAATGCAAACACGACAAAACACGACAAACACGACAAAATAAAAACGCTATGTCGTGTCCTGCGCCCAGTGTGGTATTGACTTTGTTGCCAAAACACGACAAAAAAGTGTCGTGTCGTCTTTTTTTAAAATTGTAAGCCTTTTTTTTTTCAGTTCTAAAATACTAAACACGACACGCCAAATGTCGTCTTTCTGTGTAATCCTTTGCTATCACTAGTCTAAGGCACACGACACGCCAAAAAATTATGTCGTGTTTGTCGCCTTAAAACACAAAAAAAGCCTATAAATCAAATTACAGGCTTTTTAAAACTAATATTTTTTATTGTTAATAAGTCTCGTATACTTTATCCAAACTCGCGGTAATCATTTTTAATATGTTAGCCGTTCCGTTGCAGTTTCCACACATACGTTTTGTATCGTATCTTAAAGCAAATACCCACTCGTAAGTATCAAAAACTAGTTTTGACTCCTCAGCGTTCCATTTGTCTACCTCTCTAGTCTTAAAAAAGTTATCGTAAGCCTCGAACATTTCTTTACTCATGCAGCGCTTAGGTTTCTGCGATACGTTAAACGTTGGCGAGTTGTTTAATAGTCTTTTGCGCTCATCACAACCGCAGTCTTTACCCTCTGGAGTAAATACCTCTACTAGCTTAGATACCCCTGTAGCTTTAAATACTTTTTCTAGTGTTGTGCCTATACCTACGTCGTCCACGTTTTTAGTTTCTATAGAATTATCGTAGGCAAGTTTCATTTTTTTGTATTTTTTACCTCTTTTGTCTCCCTTAAAATTCTTTAGGTCTTTTTTAGTTACTTTCATTTTTACGCTTTTTTAAGTGTTTCAGATTACTATTTTTATATTTTTTGTAATCCTCTTTTAAAATCTTTTTTAATCCTTTATGTATTTGTCGATGTACATAACAATAATTAATATTAAACTCTCGTCCTATCTGTCGTGTAGATTTGTCGAAACTCTCTTGTATTAATTCTTGTTGCACCATAGGCAGCTCATTAAATCTGTCTAAGTATATCTGCTGTTTGTCGCTAGGCTCAAAAGTGTTTTTATAGTCTTTTAAGTTTATATCCTCTATAAATAAGTCCTCTTTGTTTTTTCTTATCTGGTCAATGTAAAGGTTTCGCATTGTGTGAATCACAAACCAATCGCTCTTAAATTTAGAGTTTTCTAGTTTTATGTACATATCCTGTACAATATCTTGAGCCTTGTGATAATCTCCGCAAATACTTTTAGCTATTGCAAGCCAGTCTTTATTTCTTTGTGCTAATTTTTCTAACATTATTATTTTAATCTGTTAGTAGTATAATATATAGATTTTGTTACTAATAATTTAATTTTTTTATTAACAATTTCAAAAAAGTTTTTTTTAACTAAAAAAGATGTATATATTTACAAAAACAAAAACAAACTATGAGAACAAGAAGCGATTACAGAACGGACTTAAAAAAATTATCAAACGAGGATTTATTAAAAAAGATTGACCACTTAAATAAAATGATGGATTACGGACACTCTTATTTTAAAGCACATAATTACGCTAAAGCCTTGGCAGAAAAAAAAGGCTTGATATAAAACAAAACAAAAAACTATGCGTACAAAAAAACATATTATACAAAAGTTACAGCAAATAGCAGACAGCTTGCCACTTTGTAAAAAACGCAAGGCAATCAAAAAAAGAATATTAAGATTAAAACTAATTAAATAATGAAAACATTAAAAGATAGTATGCAAGAGCTTAACGCTCCGATTATAGACTGGGAAAACGACCACGATAGCGAGGTATTGCAACAGGATTTTGTAGAGGCGCAACTTGGCGAGTATGGTCTTGAGTTTAGCATATACGCAAGCCGAGATATATCGATTTCACATGGCACTCACTTTGAAACGCAAGATGTAACGGTAGGCGATGCTCATTTTGATATTGAGATACTAGCGGTATTCGACCAAGAATTTGACGATATAGATATAACAGACGAGGAAAACGAAATGATTATAAACGTAATAGTTAACCATTATGAATAGCAGAGACAAGGCTACGAGGTTTCGCATTAAACAAGTGCAGGCTAGATATGATTATATAATGGCAAAAGATAACCCTAATTATCGTACCTTTGGAACGGAGAGCAATAGGCTTTTAGATGCTTATTGGCAAATTAAAGTTTTAAGAAGATTAAAAAAAATACAAATTAATAACCTGTGCAAAAGCACGCAAAACAAAAACGATGAGTAAAAACAATTTAAAGCTATGGAATAGCGTAGAAAAAACAAATCCTAAGTATACTAAAAAAGCTAAAATAGGCGGAATGTCTATAACTGCGATAGCGCCACAATATCAGATTATGATGGTAACGGAGGAGTTCGGAGTATACGGGCAAACTTGGGGATTTAAAAATATTGAGCTAGATTACTCGCTTGTTAAATATGATATGGTAGTTTTTAAAGGTACTTTTTTCTTTCCAGAGGGAGAGTTTGAAATCATAAACTCATGCAAGTTGTACATTAATAACGCTAAGACTATGCTAGACGACAACTTCGCTAAGAAAATCGAGACGGATACACTTACAAAGGCTATATCTAAACTAGGATTTAACGCGGATATTTTTATGGGCAAGTTTGACGATGTGAGATACCTTGCAGAGATAACGAAAGAGTTTGCGCCTAAGCCAATTAAACAGCCTCTAAGCGACGAACGTTTTACAAAGGCGTTATCTGCCCTAAAAGACGGTAAAATCACTAAGGAGTCTTTAAACGCTTACGCATTGACCTCTGAGCAAGTTAAAACCCTAGCGAAATAATGCAAGGTAGTAAAGAATATTTTTTAAGAGTTAAAGAGGCGGAGTATTTCGACCTGCCTCAAGCTCTTCGAGAGCGCTCTGTAGTTTATTATAACGACTACGAGCTATATAAAGACAACCCTAGTTTTAAGGCTTTAAACAAAGCCTATCGAGATGCTAAAAAAGCGCTTGAAAATTGGAAGTTTGACCAACGCCATAACTAGGATACACCCTTGCAGAGATGCAGGGGTTTACTTTTTTATATCCTTTGTGATTTTCTCCGCTCCTCTTATTACAAAATAACCACCGACCGCAGTCATGAGTAAGCCCTTGAGTAATCCTATCCACTCAGAGGCTATTTTAAAGCCGTCTAAGCTACTATCTAGTAAAATGAATATAAACATACAGATAAGCAAAAAAGCGAGCGTAAACGGGCGTATATTCTTACTAGCGTAGTTATCGCTATTTGCGTCTGCAACCCATCGCTTTGTTATCTCTTGCTCTATAGCTATATCTTTGTTTAACTCTGCTAGTAGCAAGTCTTTATCTTGTGGAGTTAGCGCCTTATCGCCTCTTATAGCATCGCCTAACAGACTTAATTGTTTTATACCCGTAATATTACCTGCAACGTCTAAAAGTGTAGGAGAGACGCTCTTTCCTTGCTTTACTAGCCAACGCAGCGCGTTTCCAACGTTAGTTCCGCCTTTCTTTTTAGTTTCCTCCATATTAATACGTCCAAATTACATCTTGAGCCTTATCGCTATCACTATCTACGTGAATAAAAGAGTCTGAGATACCTATCCTAGTAAACCCTGCCTCTTTTAACGCCGAAACTATTAAAAACCTACCTCTAGAGTCTTTACAGGCTATATCGACGGCTACGCCTCTTGTATGGCTACTAGAGTTAACTCCGCCGACCTTTGCATTATGCTCAAGCGTGCGGTATCCCGAATTTATAGAGAAAGGAATATCCGCTATATCTCTAGCATTGTCTAGCATTTCTAAAAAACAACTATCCATTTTTGCGCCAGAGCCTTTAACGTCTGGACTATCAAACTCGTTTATATTAAAGTTCCTCATCTAGCTCTCGATTATTAATTTCATTTGCAATTCTTTTGCCCTCTCTCTCGACTCTGCCGTTTAGCGTCTCGTTTACAATTTTGACGCCTAGATATACAATACCTAAAACAGATAGTACTAACTGCGCAATACTAGAGGCGCTTGCAATATCAAAACTTGTTATTGTGTTAGCCATGCTCATTCCCCAAAGCCCTAGCGCCATATAGTCCGCAATTATTTTGTACATAGTTTATTTTTCTTCGGGGTTTATACCATTTTCAATAAGCACTTCTAACCATTCAGATTGATTTAAATAATAATCAACCTCGTTCCAATATGTTTCCATACATTGGTATGTATTTATAGAGCCATAGGCTTTTATTTTATCCCTTTTATCACTCCAGCATATAAACCAAGTTTCTAGTTTAGGATAGCAAATATTTGTATTTCTTAAATCTCCTTGCATAATTTTATTTTTTATATACCACCACCATCTGTAATTGTCCAACCAAAGGTACTAACTAAAGTGTCTCTTGCTGCTTCTGCCGCACCACCTAATGTGTATTGTGAACTACCAAAATTAATACTTACCGCATTTGTTATACTTTGTGCTGCCCAACCTATTAATGTAGCATCATAATTAGCAGTTGATAAACCACCATTTAAAAGTAAACTTGCCGCTGTTGTAAAATTTGTAATATCCCAATTAGCTAAACTCTGGTCAAATGCAGAATTATCTCTAAACATATTTTGTAAATTTGCAACATTACTCATATTCCAACTTCCTATTGGTTGGTTAAATACTTCTGCATCAAAAAACATATTATCTGCTCTAGTAAAGCCGCTTGTGTCCCAAGTTGATATATTTTGATTAAACAATTTTGCTGCTCTAAACATATTCTCTGGTCTTTGAATATTACTAACATCCCAGTTTGCAAAACTTGAATTACCAACCATTGCAAAACAATTTCTAAACATACTACTACCATTAGTAATTATACTTAAATCTGGTGTATCTGTTGCTGTAACATCCATAACATTACAACCGCTAAATGCACTTGCTAAACCAACACTTGACCAAGTACCAACACCCCAGTTTTTAACATCTAAAACTTTTAATCTATCGCCACCATTATTAAAATTAATTCTGCAATCATTAGTAGGTGTTACTGAAACATCGTATGTACCAGCAGTTGCGTATGTGTGAGTAGTTGTGTCGGTTTGTCCCGTGTCCGTAACTCCATCACCCCATTTAACATCATAGCTACCAATCCAAGGCAATGTAAATTGGTCATCATTTGATGTACCCACATTATCTGTTTTTACTGATATAATAAAGCGGTCATCTGAAACCTCTCCGCCCTTGATTAACATCATTATTACTCTGCGCCTACTCATTATAGCGTAGAATCAAAGTAAGAATCTAAAGCAGTTTTTAAAGCTGCAAAACTTGCGTAAGCTACTCCCGCCTCGTTTTGTAAATCCGAGAAAATAGTCTTATCTAAAACGGCTACGTTATTAGTAGTTTTAATAATGATAAAATCCCCTTGCTTTTGTCTTTGGATTTCACAATACGCAGGGTAGCGGTACTCGATTCCGTTTAATAAAACTAGCTCTTTTGTTACTGTATCGACGTAAATTTTCATTTTTTATATATTTATTAAGTTGTTACTGATATTGTCCACCCTTTAGCCTCTAGGCTTGCCTTTGCTGCTAGTCCTACAGAGCTAGGAGCTTGCCCTCCCGTTTGGTCAAAAGTTCCGTTAATCTGCCCTGCGACGTCTAGGCTTTGGAGTATGTTATCTATTGACTGTGAATTTAATCCCGTATTTCTAAAAGCCTGTGTGAAATTTGTTGCTGTGCAATTATCAAAAGCGTTAGACGGGAAAGTCTTTAGTAAAAGACAACCTTGCCACGTTGAAATAAAAGACGTACCGCTACTAAAATCTAACAAGGGAAACTCCGTTAAAACTGCGCAGTCTTGCCAAGTGCTATCGAAATCCTCGCCTTTGCCCGTATCTATTAAGGGGAAACTTGTTAAAGCCTCGCACCCGTCAAAGGCTTGCTCAAAATTAACAACGTTTGCAAAGTTTCCTTCGTCTGTTGCGGTAATAGTTAAATTTGTGCAACCGCTAAAAGCGTCCTCTTGAGTCGTAGAGCCTTGTCCGTATATCCCAAAATTTGATAATTCTATTATTTTAAGTATATCCGCATTGCCTGTAAAATCAAACGCAGGGAATACACCCGAAATACTAACTTTTTTAGTTGTTGCAGGGGTAGGAAAGGTTATAGTATGGTCGCCCGTTAAACCCGTAGCGCTATAGCCGTCGTCTGTAGTTACATCATATAAAAAAGTTCCTGCGCCTACGGTTATATCAAAGTCGTTAGTTATTGCAACCCCTAAAGTATTAACGTTAAACTCTAAAAAGTTAGTACTTTCGTTATTAAATATAGTGAAATCTGTTGCAAAGTTGTTTAAAAAATACGCTTGATTATTTTCTCGCGCTTTTAGCGTTACTGTCGAGCCATTCATGCCCGACTTTTCGCCTCCCGTTGCTGCGTTAACTGTAACCTCTCCGCCGTTCCAAACTCCTATTAGCCTATAGTTGCCGTTTCTGTCTAAAAAGATAGCGCAATAGTCTTGGTACATCAATTTAAAAGCGTTTAACGCCTCAAAACTACGAGGTAATGTAAAAGATAAGTCTTGACTCCATTCGATGCCTCCGCCTGTTATTTTAGCGCTTTCGGTATAGCTAATATTTACAGCCTCATACTCATAAATTGTAGTACTCGGAAAGCTAGTAATATTTTGCGCGTCGGGATTGTTTACTTTAGAGCCACCTCCGAAAGTAATATCTGAAACGCCGTATTTTACGTAAGGGAATAGATATAGCTTATCTATGCCGCCTTGAAAATCTTTGCAGGATTCAGTATATCCGCTTTGTATGCTACAATTTGCCATATATTAAAACTTAATTATATCCTCTGGACTCTGTGGGTACGGGTTTTGTATTCTATTTGACGGATTACCAAAAAACCAACCGCTCCTATTAGATATGTGCGTCGATGCGTCTACTCCGTCCTGCGTTGTTTTATACTCTGGTAAATGGTTTAATATTATCCAGTCGTTAAACCTATCTACAAAAGTGTCGGACATTCCTGCGTAAGTATTCGACAATCTAGTCAAATCCTCCGCAGTCATTAACTGAGCATTATCTGCGGTATGTGAAACCGATCCGCCATTTGCAACCATATAGTTGCTAATTAACACAAAATTAGCAACCGTTTGAAATTTTGTAATCGGTTGCACATATTTAGTATATAACTCAAGGTATAAACCCGTTAAATTGTTTGCTGTTGCGCCTGCTAGTATTACGTCATATAATTGCTGCCCTAATAATGGCAATATTACTGTGTTCATTACATCTGAAATAATGAACACAAACCTGTCGTCGTCCACATTACCACCGACTATGGTAGTTTGTTTAATTTCTGTGGGGGATATAAAGAGAAAATCTGCCATATCTTATGCGTTATGCGGTTTAATAGAGACGATGCTCTTGTTTGTTGGTACTTTATACCCTTTTCGGCGTGCCTCTGAGGTACTAATAGTTTTAGCTAAAGGCGAGTTAACGTCTAAGCTACTACCTTTTTTTAGGTATATCTCTCTTTGCCATTTGTGGCGACAAGTTCCCTGCGGAAAATTACTCGACATTCTCCCTCCGCCTTTATATAACCAAATGCTGTAACTATTTGTACCACCTAGTCCAAAACCGTCGTTTATTCCTGCCTTATTCATTTGCAAAATATCCTCTTTGCGATATATCTTATTAGCTTGCATCATTTTTCTGCAAAATTCTCTTTGCGGAGATTTGTTACCTACATATCTGTAGCGTATGGCTATCTCTTTACTATCTTGCGCACTCTTTGAGTTAGGTCTAGCCGTTCCTGTAGACGTTGCAAACTCTACTAAATCGTATAAATCGCCGTCTGTATCATAATCTACGTCCGCACTACTTAGCATCGTCCACTCTGAGACGTCTAGGGTTTCGCCTAAAGCGATTAAACTATCTGCTAACTCTGTAGGCGCTCCGTCGCTCATGCATACGTGAGAGCTAAGCTCTGCGGTTTCCTCTTTTACTTCTACAACCTCCTCAGTCAATGGAGAAAAATATAAATTTAGATTAATTCCGTAATTTACCAAAACCTCCTCTATTGCGTCAAGGATAAAATCTTGTTTAGGCTTTATAACTCGCTTAATAGTTTGGCGCTCGCTCATATCTAGCTCGTCGGCTACTGAGCTAAATCCACTCGCAGACGATAAACCTACTAACGACGGCGATATTACTTTGTGCGCTGTCATGAGCTGTGTTTTGCATTGCTCTTGTATAGAATCCCATTGCTTATGAACGTTAGCATTTACAGGGAATGGCGTTACCTCTATAGCGACCTCTTGGTCATTAAAACTGATAATAAAGTTCGACGCATTCGAGCTAGACGTTAGTTTACGTTTAACTTGTCTCTCAAACTCCTCTTTCTCCTCTGGAGTGTAATTAGTTCCGTTTGGTATCTGTATTATATACCCTGCGCTTAATCCGTTTTTTATAGACGATATTTGTACGTTCGCAATCTCCTCCTCCATTTCGGCAAATACTAAAGCCGAGCTATAACTTGGAGCGCCGAAATACTCAGCTCCTACAACGTAAGGCTTTGCTACATAAATAGAGCTGCCTTTAGCAGCGCCGTAAGCGTTAAAAAGTACGGGCGTATTCTCTACCTCTGTATATTTACGCCAGTTTTTAGAAAACCAATAGTGTTCTATTTCGTTTTTTTCGTTTGCAATAGACGGGATTACCATTTGTTTAGGTATATGCGTCAAACTATGCAACTCTCCGCCCTTAGTTTCTATAACCTCAAAGCTAAACTCTCCAAAAACTTGAAAATCTGCGACCATTTTACGGAGTTCTCTAGGTCTTAATATAGTTTGTAGTCTACCCCAATGCTCCGCACCTAACGATCCGCTAGATGTGCGCAATCCTTTACCATAAATTAAGGTACTATAAGACTGATTAATGCTTGAGTTTGTAGGACTCCCGTTATTTCGGTCAACAATATAGTTGTAATACTCATTATTACGTCCGTTCATTACCCAGTCCCTAGACTTATCCTCCATAAGAGGCGGTCTTGAGTAGCTTGTTAATGTTATTAGTTTAATATCACTCATATTTTACCATGTATAGCGGTTAGCTGTTTGCTTGTATTTCTGTGCTACCTGTGTTGTAGCTAAAACTAAGCCTCTGTATACTATCTCTGTAGTTACATTGTCCGTTAGCCTTAACTGATAGCTACTCTCGTCTAAAAATGTATAGCTAAATACTAGAGAGAGCTTGTAATCTCCGCCCATTGTATAGGCAGGCGTTACGTCTGTAGTCGTTCCTAGAGTACTATCTGTAATAGTTAAAGTTAATACGTTAGACGGATTATATCTAGGTATTATCTTTATTGTATGTATACTTAAATTTGGATCGACTATCATAAAACAAGCGTGTATATTATTAAGACGTAAAAATGTGCTTTTTTGTTTCTATAAAGCAAAAAAAAAGCCTTACAAATTAATGTAAGGCTTTTAAATGTAAAATAAAGTATTAAGCTACTACCGCTAAAAACGAGGTTTGTGTTGCCGAATCTAAGAAAGGCGCCAAATCTTTAGTTGTCGCGACTCCAGTTAAAGTATACATATTGCCGTCCGTTTTAGCTCCACCCGTCGATGCTACGACTGTAAAGTCGATACCGTCGTCAAGTCCTAAAGCTATATAGTTGCCGTTTCTGTCCACTACTACCGCCGACGGATACCCTGCGGCTAATAGATTAAACTCAGCATTTGTCGCTGCGTCCATAGCTTTTAAAACGGTTGTAAGCGTCTGAGTATTTACTCTACTGCTTGTATTTCTGTCTCCTACCATAGACTGCTCTAGTGTATTGCCG